AAGTTGTTTGCTCGGGTCTGTAGTTGTTTCTGTGTACGTGACAAATTCGTTAAGCGCTGCAACGGTGTTAGTTAAACGCGCTGCCTCAAAACTTTGCGATAGTTGCTGTAATTCCTCAGCGCTTAAAGGCTCGCCACCCACCTGCCGTAAAACACCGTTTGGCAGGGAATTGCTCGCTGACCTGAGACGCGCACCCTCTAGTTTGAGTGAGGTTAAAACTGCGTTAGGGCTTGTGTATAGCAAACCTTGTATAGGGCTAATGAACTGTACGACGTCGCGGTGGTCTACCGGTAGGCCGTTAAACATAATTTGTTTAGACGGTGCAAAAAATACGGGGCCTGCCTGATCTTGTGTAAGCACCATGGCGCTAGGCATACGCTGAAACGCCATAGGGAACCCGTCAGCGCTACGCTTTGTGACCGCGAGGAACGCCCGCTGCGTAAAAAATAAATCATCAAATAACCATGAAAATAGGGTGCTGTTTGGTAGCGCGGGGTCAAGACGTCGCAACCAGCTGCGTGGCGCTATTTCTATTTCTTCCATTTCGCGATCTACCGGGTTCCAAATTTCGTTATACATAATGAGTTTGGTGCAGCCGATAACACTCGCTAAAAGATCGCGCGCGCGAGTAATTGAGGGCACACTCATTGCACGCTGGCGGGTATTGCCTTGCGTGTACGCGTAGAAATTGTCTATTTGTGACATGCCAACATTGCTGCCGGCAGCAGCCTTTACTACAGGTTGCGTGGCGTCGGTAGTTGCACGTGTGAAAAGGCCCATAGGTTTAGTTTGCCATATCTGTTAAATGTTTGGTGGCATCGGCTGGGTCTAGATCAGTTCCCGACGAAAAGGCTAGATACTGCCAGCCGACGCCGGTAGCAACATTAGCGGTTTGCGCTAACTATTATTGGTTTGCCCATTGCGGCAGGTTTGCCAGCCAACGCAACTGCAAACACCAACGCACGCGCCATACAGATTGGGCCGGGTGATCTTTGCGAACTAATCACTATGTTGCCATTGTGTTTTACCAGTACGGCGCGTTCGACATGTTCGCTTAGTAAATGATCGCCGTTATGCAATAGGCGGCCCTCGAGAATTATTGAGCGTGCAGCTGCAGTCCAACGGTTTAACTCACGGTACCCAACGATTACGCTACGCCGGCTTAAATGCGGTGGGCAATGAACCTCTAACGACGGCACAATAGCCAGTTTTAAGGTTGGTGCTTTTGCTATTTCTGTTTCCACATGGCGCCACATTTCGGCCATAGTGTCGGCCACAAACGCGGTTACAACGTGGGTTTTAGTTCCCGAGATCACGGCACGCACCCCATAAAATTGCGCGTTATCCTCGCCAACCTCTACCGCTAAAACACCGCCAGCGGGTGCGGTATCTGTGGTTAAACATGCGGCATACTGGCCCGGCTCGAGCCAGCCAGCGGCGGTGGCTACCCAAGTATTAACCGACGATCTTAAAAACGCGTTGCGGTTTGGGGCTTCGCTTTCGCCTTGGATTACCGACATTTCTAACGTGTGGCCTAAAGCGGGGTTTGCATACGCCCACGCGCTAGGTGTCATTAAATCCATGGTTGCCGGGTCAGGTGACCATTCCGCAAAATACAACGTGCCGGGTTTGCCGTCATCTATTGCCCGTAAACCCTGTTCACGCCAACGCAACATGGCCGTACTGGTTTGGTCGCCTGCGGTACTCCACATGCTGCATAACGGGTTTTTGCGCGCACGTTGCGTAGGTAGCAAACCTTGGTCTATGGCTTCCTCTGAAACCGCCCATGCCTCGTCAATTATCAAAAGGTCTACGCTGTAACCGTGACCAGCGCCCGGCGTTGCCGCCCTAACATGCCATACGCTGCCGTCGGGCATAGTGAGTTTTTGCCGGCCATAAGACCATGAAACCTCGGCACCAAATTTGGTTTCAAGTACTGGCGCCAAATAATTAAATAGCGCGGTAGATAAATCTAATTTGTGCGCGACGCTAATAACGGTTTGCGGTTGGCCGCGCTCTTTTCCCTGCGTGGCAAGCCACCAACCAATAAGGCTGGCAATAGCAACGGTTTTGCCGTTTTGCCGGGCAACGGAAACCAACGACACTCGAGGCCGTGCGCCGTCATTACCCACACACGTTTGCCCATGCAATGCGCGCAACTGCCACGGCATTAAATCCACGCCCAAAATGTTTTTAGCAAAGTGAAGTAGTGTTAAATAGTGAACAGGAACCCGTAGAGGAGATTAACGAAATGTCACAGCCAGTAGAAACCCCAGCAGTTATCGAAGCGGCACCAATGGCGCAACCTGTGTACGCACAGGCGCGCAATTTCAAGTTGCCAACAGCATCAGAATTTATCGCTGCAACATTGCAGGGTGGTTCAGTAATTGCAGAAATGACCGCACGTATTCAAGCAGCTGCACCAAATATCACCACCGCTGATACGCCTGGTATTTTGCCAGAAATTATTACCGGCAGCGTGTTTGACGGGCTTAACCCAATCAGGCCTTTTGTTACCGCTATTGGTGCAAAAGCAATGCCGCAAAGTGGTGCAACATTCCGCCGCCCAGTTATCACGGTACGCCCAACAGTTACGCAACAGCCAACAGGCCAACTCAATGCGCTTGACCCAAGCACCGTTACCGTTGCAAACAACAACGTAAATAAATTGACCTTTGGAACATACGTCACCATGTCCGAACAGGACCTCGACTGGACCGACCCAGCAAGCATTAACATTGTGCTTAACCAATTGGCAATTGCCTACGGCCAAGCAACAGACAACTACGCAGTAGATACTTGCCATGCCGCAATTACGCAAACCGCTACCGTTGCAGACACCACAGACCCAGCCGATTGGATTGCAGCAATTTACGATGGCGCGCGTCAGATCAGCGCAACTAGCAACTACTTGCCAACGCACATGGTTGTAACCCCAACAACATGGGCAGCACTTGGCGCACTCGTAGATACTACGGGCCGACCAGTATTCCCACAGATTGGCGCAATGAACGCACCGGGCGAATTGTCCGCTGCATCATGGAACGGCAACCCGCTTGGCCTTGTATTGGTCGTAGATAAAAACGCGCCAGGCTCATTTATGGGCCATGCCGCTGGCCCTGCAGCTGGGTTCGAATTTTACGAACAGCAAAAGGGTGCAATCTCGGTAGACGTACCTAGCACGCTTGGCCGCACAATCGCTTACCGCGGTTATGCAGCAGCGTTCATGGCAGACGCTACCAAGTTCGTTAAGTTCGTCTGATAATCGGAAAAGAGGCCAGTTATGGCCGCTTACACGGTCACACATAAACAGTTACTTAGCAATTATGCGGTGCTGCAAACACTTACACCTAATGATTTAGTTGTAGGTGGAACCTTTACGGTTGGTTCAGTTGCAGCGCCGTTTAATGGCACGTTTGTTTGCTATGACAAACCCGAGTATTTGTTTATTGGCGTAGACGATCAGGGCGATTTACTTTTCAATTACGAAATACCAGTACCCAACCAAGTGCTTTACGCTTGCACCGGTACCGACGTACAGCGCACCGCCTCGACTGGCACCATTACTTTTACCGAAACTTGCACGTGGATTACAGCAACGCAAATTGAGGATTGGCTAGGCATTGGTACAGCGTCGGCATTAGATACCGCGTTTTTAACGCAATGCGCTTTAGCGGCTAACAGCCTTGCGTTTACTCGACGCCAAGAGGCCGGCTACATAGACAGCCTTAGCACGTCACCAAATGGCCAAGTAACCCTAGGCACCATTTCGCTTGGCGGTTTCTTTTATAGGCAGCGTGGCGCGGTAACAGATTTTGCCACGTTTGACGGTATGAGCGCTGGCGCGTCGGTTGGTTTAAGCCCGGCAATTAAAATGCTTTTGGGTATCCCTAAACCAGCGGTGGCATAATGCCAGTTGCCTACACCGATCTATTTAATGAGGCGCTAGACGATCTCGCTGCCACGCTAACCACGGTCACGGGTTTGCAAGTGGTAACAGACCCCCGCAACATTGTGCCGCCATGCGCGTTTATAGACGCCCCCACGTTCAGCGTGTATGGCGGTGGGGGAAACATTGTGCAAATGACCTACACGGTACGCATTATTACCCTTGGCCCGGGCAACCTTGACGCGCAACGCAACCTAATGCACCTAGCCAGTTTGGTGCTAGGCAAAAACGTGGCAGTAACCAGCGGGCGCCCAACCATTGCCATAATCGGTGGCGCCGAAATGCCAGCCTATGATTTAACTATTGAAATGCAAGCCCAAACCAGTTAGGACTACACCCCATGCGTTACACGATCATTAGCCCAAGGCTCGGTACACCCGGCACAGAATACGACGCCGACGGCGCCGAGGCCAACGGTATTAACGTGGCCGCATTGCTCGAGGGCGGGCTTATTCAGCAATCCGCAAATGAAACCCCAAAACCTGCTAAAACTAATAGCAAGAACACACCAAAGGATTAAAGCACTATGGCAACCAGCACTTACCTAAGCAACCCAAACGTAACCGTGAACAGCGTTTCGCTGCAAGACCAATGCCATGGCTTGGTTTTTACGCGCACCATTGAAGCATTGGAAAGCACCGCGTTTGGTTCAACGTCACGCGTTTACACGTCGGGCCTCGAAAATTCAACTTTGCAAATTGACCTTTACGCGTCGTTTGCAGCGTCAGAAACCTACGCCACGCTTAAGAGTTTGGTTGGCACACAAGTAACCGTTTCATGGTCGCCGTCAGCAACCAGCCCGGGTACCGCCACCAATCCAACCATGACACTAACCGGGGCATATTTGGAAGCCATACCATACACAATGGCCCTAGGCTCGCTCGGAGAAGTAAGCGTGACCTTTACCGGCGGGGTGTACTCGGTAGTTGAAGTTTAATTAAAGCCGGCAACGGCCCGACACGAAAGCAGGTTCATAATGCAATTACGACTTAAGGCTACGTTTAACGACGGCAGCACAAACGAAGTAACAACTAACTTAATGACCATTGTTAGTTGGGAACGCAAATTTAAGCGCAAGGCGTCAGAAATGGCGCAAGGCGTTGGCGTTGAGGATTTAGCCTATTTGTGTTACGAGGCAACACGGTTAAGCGGCACTACGGTACCCGGCACACTTGACCAATTTATTAGTTCGCTGGCGTCTATTGAAGTAGTAGAGCAGGCAGACCCAAAAGCCTAAACGGCACGGTGCGTAGAGCGCTGGCCGAAATTTTAGTAGCAACAGGGTTTTGGCCTAGTGAGATATCATTCGAGTTAGACGATATGAACGCCACCATAGAAATACTTAATAAGCAACGTGGCGGTAGGTAATGGCGTCGCGCTCGGCTATCCCGCAAATTGACGGCATTAAAGAGGCGTTAAAAGCGTTAAACGATTTTGACCCTGCCTACAGGAAACAGATCACTAAAGACATACAAAGCACGGGCGAGGTTATTATCGCTGAGGCTCGCAGCATGGTGGCCCATTTTGATAACAGCAAAGGCACCGGGGAACCGTTAAGCGGTATGCGACGTGGCAACCTCATTAAAGGCCGTAACACCCAATGGCGTACCGACGCCGTTAAAAAAGGCTTTAAGGTAAAGGTAGGTGTACGCGCCACTAAAGAGCGCTACGTGAACTACAACCGCACTACCGACGGTGTGGTAACCCATACCGAGCAGGTGGTATACGGCAGCAAGCCCTACCAGTTAATGGTTATTCAGCAGGCCAACGCAGCTGGCGCGATCTATGACCATGCCGGGCGTAACACCCAAAGCATGTTTGTTACCAACCTAAACGCTGAGGTAGGCGAGCAACCTCGAGCCATTGACAAAGCAGTTACTAATAACCGTGAGGCAGTAGAAGCCAAAGTAGAGTTAGTAATTAACGACGTTGCCCGGCGCACCAATATGAAATTAGGTTTTAACCGTGGCAATTAACATACCGATTATCTCGAGCCTTGACGGTACCGGGTTTGCTAAGGCCATCACCCAACTAAAGAAACTAGAAACCACGTCAGAGCGTGCCGGGTTCATTGCGGGTAAAGCGTTTGTACCTGCCCTTGCTGCCATGGGTGCCCTTACTGCTGCCGCTGGTTACAGCGTTAAAGCCGCCATAGAGGACAGCGCCGCGCAAGCCCAACTAGCAAAGACATTGCAAAACGTCGTAGGTGCAACCGACGCACAAATTAGCGCTACCGAAAAGTCCATTAGTTCTATGGCCATGGCTACCGGTGTTGCTGACGATCAGTTACGCCCCGCGATGGCCTCACTCGTTTTAGGTACACAAGACGTTGCAACGGCTAACGATGCACTTGCATTAGCGCTTGACGTTTCAGCCGGCACAGGTGCAGACCTAGCAACCGTTAGCGATGCGTTAAGCAAAGCGTATGGCGGCAACTTTAAGGCGTTGCGCCAGTTATCGCCACAGTTGTACTCAATGATTAAAGACGGTGCCAGCCTCGATGAGGTTATGGCTGAATTGTCGCGCACGTTTGGCGGCTCGGCAGCCGTTGCAGCGAACACAGCAGAGGGCAAATTTAAGCGCTTAAACGTGGCGCTAAGTGAAGCAGCCGAAGCAATCGGGTTGGCTATCCTGCCAGCCGTTGAGGCCGTACTGCCATACCTCATTAGTTTTGGTAATTGGGCACAAGACCACGTAGGTACCCTCATGGCTGTAGGCACCGCCATTGCCGCTATTGCTACCGCGCTCATCGGATTTAAGGCCGCGCAAGTAATTGCTAACGCGGTAACCGTGGTAACCACCGCGCTTAACTGGTCACTTGCCGCCTCAGCTGCAGCCGCTAACACCGCGCTAACCATTGGCGTTGGTGCTGCCGCTATTGCTGCCGGGCTTGTAGTTGCAGCGGGCGCGTTTATGGCGTTTAAGGCTGCAACAAAAACCAGCGTAGAAACCATTAAACCGTTTGGCCCGCAACTCAGCGAAATAAATAACGGCCTTGGCCCACTACCTGACAAATTAGAAAAAACGGGTAGCGCTGCT